TCGAATTGACAAATCCAAGTAATACTTTAATTAATCATCAACATTCTTTGAAAGAAGTTTCTGTTTCTTCAAACGAGAAGAAGAACTGAATTTAGTTCCTGATTTTTTGCCGATAAGTTTTTTTGCGCGATTAATTAATTGTTTAAAAATTGGCTTTAGAAGTCTAGTTAAAAAAGGCGTAGCAGTTGCGGCGGATGTTGCGACAATAGTTACCACTAAGGTTGTTGCGACAACAGATGACGAGGGAAGGTATTTATCGACAAAATCAGTTTTCGCCCAAATCTCGACACATTTTCCGTCTATTACTTCAAACCCGACAACCTTTTCTTGCGCTTCTGCATTTCTAAGATCATTAATTCTGTATTGTTGGTCTTTCGCAGGGCAATCAATTTTTTTTTCTTTGACTACGTTATTATTATTATTTTCTTTTGTTTTTGGAATTTCTGGGGTTTTTATATCTGGTATTTCTGGCGCTTCTGTTTTGGTGTTTTGTTTTGGCGTAATTATTTTTGCATCGGGAGAATAATCAGGCGCAAAATAAAATGGTGCGGTGTGATCGCATAAAGCAACATTTCCATCGGGGTCATTGTTGAAATGATCTTTCCCACCCGTCAAAGAATCGCGTACAACAGCGCAAGGCGCATCAATAACAGGAACGCCCATATCAATAGAAACAGGCGTATCAAGGACGATAGGCGGTTCAATATGGATAGGTTCTGGAATATGTATGTTCGGAATATTTATTTCTGGTATTTCCAAAATTTAAAATGGAATTACGTTGCCTGTTGATTTTGGTAGTTTTGGCACTTCTGGTAAAGGTATTTTTTCAATAACTTGTTGAATCATTTTTTCTTTAAAATCATCACTTGTTACCATCATGTAACCATAGACCCCTGCGCCTAACATTGACGCGCTGATTATAAAACTTAAAATAGATAATATTTGAGAGATTTTTGCCATGATAAAAAATTCAATTGCAAGAGCAACAGCTTTGATGTCTGTGGTTGTATTGCTTCTTATTGTAGCCCTATCGCCTCTTTACGTCACTATGAGTTTAATGACAAGGCAATTAAACGAAAAGGTTAATTAATCAGCAGCTTCGGGTGTATTGCCTTCAGCTAACCATAATTTATATTCTTGGTAGTCGATGTTTGCTTCGTCAAAAGGAATAGAAGCATTATCTTCTTTTCTTACAATATGATTAGTAAGTTCTTTACCATCATATCCTTTAGTTTTTTTGTAAGTGTAACTCATTAATAATTCTCCTTAAAGTTCAGCGTCACATTTCCAACGCTGACAAATTTCATTAGAATTTTTATAAAATGAACAAGCCCTTGAAGTAGTTACTTCGATAGAACTCCATATATGATCAGAAGTTGACTCAAATTGTTCGCCAGTAATAGTTGGTGCTGCTCTCATTTCAGGCATAAAATTTTGAGAACCAACTGTAACATTAGAATTATTTTCATATTTTTTAAAAAAACCAGTTTGGTAATATCTTTCACATAAAGTAAGCTCTTGTGCAATTGACCGGTGTTCAAAATCAGTAGCATGATCTGAAACTTCTAATTGAACTCCTGTTATTTCAAATGTGGCATTATTTGTTGTGTACCAAGTAGTTGTATAATCGGGAACTCTTTCAGTTGAATCCCATGCCCCCCATTGATTTAAAGTTGCACCGCTACCAGTATCGTTTGTTCCAAAAAAAGGCGAGATTACTAATTCAAAACCAGTATTAGCATCATTATCAATAACTAAATTTGAATTACCTGAAATTGTTTTTGTAATTTTTGTCCAAGTATCAGCAGACAAAGAACCTGTTTCAAAAGGATAATTATATTTTGGATTATCATGAGTTCTTATATACCCATAAAAATTTTGAGCAACACTTGATTTTACCCAAAAAGATAAAGTGATATTACTTGAACTAGAAACATAGTTCCAACCACTATTTGCAATATTTTGCGCTTCAAATTTTTGACCAGTATAAATATAATCATCGGCTCCTGCACCGCTTGTCTGATTTCCATTAGTTATTTTTAAAGATTTTCTGAATCCCAAAGTATAGGGTGTAGTTCCAGAAGCTACATCAGCTTGTTCTATTGTAGGTGATTCATCAGTACCAGTAAAGTTTACAGGAAATCTGTCCATAACTGTATAACCACCTGTTGTCGATGAAGTGCCACGTTGAGCTACTTGCATAGCTCCGTTAATAACTAAATTTTTATTTGTTCTGTTTGTAAGATTGGCAGTACACGTTCCATCTGTATTTGAAATGGTTATCGCAGCCGAACTTGCTGCCACCCCTTTTATCGAATTTACCTTGATCTCTGACATAATTAACTAGGTTCTGTAGGGAAAGTAACAGATGACATATCTAAATTACCATCTGCATCTAGTTTAGGCGATGCACTAGCTGGTAAATCTCTTAATGCTTGTCTATATGTTTTCCAATTATCTGCAAGTGTCAAATCAGAACTAGCTCTCCAATCACAAGCTGTTAATAATCTATCTCTTTCTAATCTTAAAAGTCTCATAGGTTCTGCATTGTTTAACCTTGTAACTTCGGCATCTATTTCAGCTTCAGTTGGGGGTGTGTCGCTTTCATGCCAAGTTAAACCAGAATAATCTGTTCCACCCCAAGACCATTGCTTGTTAGGTTTGAGAATTGTTAATGCTTTAATTCTGTTATAAATCATTATGCACCCACCTCCATAACAATAAAAGAACCTTTTGTGACATGTTGCGCGCCGTTCCAACCAGCCCTTGTACCACCATCAAGTCTTATTTGTACTTTATAAGTAACTTGTGATGTTGTATTTGGAGAATCTAAATAAACCATAGTACAAGGCATTTCTTGATCTTGCGCGCCCGGATAGTAATACTCATGCATCATAGTAAGACCGCCTGTTGAATGACCTAAATTAGTACTATCTCTTCTAATCGTTGCAAAAGACCTATTGCCACTACCATCACATTCCATATTAGAGGAAGCTATTACCAAAACTTTACTTGAAGTTGCTGAAGGTGTAATATTTGCTGTGAAATCGAATACATCAACAAAACTTGAACTTGTTGTAGCAAATCCAGTTGTTGATTCTTGACTTATAACTTGAAGAATTTTTCCAGCACTTAAATTTGTTAAGGCTGAACCATTCAAAGCTGGTAAATTACCAGAAAGTTTTGTTGCATCAAGTGTACTTTGGCTCGTAACAAGGGTTCCATCTGCAATATCAGGCAAAGATATAACTCTGTTATTACTAGATGATGAGGGCGCTTGTAAGCTTACTGACCCCCCGCCTGATGCCGAATTTAGCTTAATCTTTGCTGTCATTGTTAACTTGGTTCGGTAGGAAAAGTAACAGAACTCATATCTAAATTACCATTTGCATCTAACTTTGGCGATGCACTTGCTGGTAAATCACGCAAACTTTGACGATATGTTTTCCATTCTGTTTTTTTACTTGCGCTTAAAGGTGAATCATCAAGAACGACCCAATCAGTATTCGCTAACTTACTATCTCTTTCTATTCTTAATAATCTCAATGGTTCTGCATTATTAAGTCTTGTTATTTCAGCTTCTATAGCTGAATCAGTTGGTTGCGTTTGGGTTTTATCAAACCACTCTAAATTTTCACCCCTTAGTACCCACTCAGCATTTGGGGTTAAAGATTGAAGTGCATTTGCTTTTGTATAAATCATGCTGCTACTTCCGTTAAAGTACAAACTGTTCTATGTAACCAGTTGCTATCGTTTGACCACCCTCCAATTGTCATATTTCCACCATCTATAACTCTGTAGTAAAGCTTAAAACTATGTGCTGATGCGGAGGAAGTTGTATATAAAAAATCATGTGTCCAAACTTCAACATCTTTACTTGCATGACTCATGCGATTTCCTAGAAAAAAATGCGCTCCTATATCGCTATAAGAACCCCCTCCTACACTTACTTTAAATAGACCTCTGCCAAAATTATCTGTTGCAGATGAACCTAAACACCCTGTCATTGAAACTAAAATTTTATTTCCAGAAGCTTTGGGTGTAATTGTTGCTGTTAAACCATAATCCTGTTCACTTGTACCTGATATTGTGACTTGCGAGTTGTGATATGTTTGAACCATTTGGACGGCTGTGCCAGAAGGACTGGCCACACCACTTGCCAAATCATCAGCAGTAATAGAACCATTTACAATATTTGCTGAGTTTATCTGTAAACCAGTAATTGTATCGTTTGAACCGTCTAATACTAAAGCCATTATGGAATAGTTACAACTGAAGGGCTATTTATTGTTAGTGTAGCACCGCTAGCAATAGTGAGAGGGCCGGCGACTAAAGCGTTATGATTTGATGAAATTGTATAACTGTTATTCATTTCATTTTCCGATTCAAAGAAAATTTGCTCGCCACCGCCACCAGTTCCACCACCGCCACCAGCATCTGCATATTCAAGCTGACCAACCGCCGTTGCACCAGAACCAGAAATACTTTTTACTTTTAAAACTTTATCTGCCGCAATCTGGTTATCAGGCAAAATCAAAGTATAAGATTGTCCAGCACTATGGGCTGGGGATTTAATTTTTACACCGTGACTATTTTGATTGCAATTTAATTGCAAAGTTCCATCATTTGTATTTCCTTTAATTTCAAATAATCCTGTGCCGTTTGGCGTTACTTTTATATTTCCATTTGTTGTAGATGTATTTAACTCATTCGCTTGAACATCTAAGTTACCGCCAAGTTGCGGAGAAGTGTCATCAACTACGTTTGATATTCCGCTTGCACCGCTTAATGAACCCCAAGCACCATTATTGTAGCCTTCAAACTGGTTCGTTTGGCTGTTGTGACGAATCATACCAACCGCTGGACTGCCATCCCTCTGTGCAGTTGTTCCAGAAGGTAAAGTTATGGAAGAAGTAACATTAAAAGTTGCTCTTGCTGTAAATGTGTTTGCTACAGATAAAGAAGCATGACCAAAGTTTGCAAGGCTTACATCGCCTAAACTGACAAAGGCATTATTAGCGGCATTTCTAATTTTTAAAGTATTACCATCAATATGCGGAACATAAGCTGCAACACCGATTGAAGGGTCGCCAGAACCTTGATTTAAAGTGCTAAGTGCAGCGATTATTTGATTTAATTTTGTTCTAACAACAAGTCCAGTTCCGTTATCAACAACAAAGCCTGAACCGCCCGTATTATCGACTCTTGCCATTTAATTAAAAGCAATTTTTTCTATGATAGCTGTTTTATCCACCTTTACCAAACCCTACGGCAGTAAAATTAAAATTTCTATTTATTGAAGCGCCTGAACTGTTTTTAAATTGCACTTTGAAAGATGAAGCTGTGATGTCAGATAACGTGAAGAAATCACCAGCCTGTAAATCATTTGCCGTAATTCCTATTGATGGTAGTTGTGTGTTTGCACCTAATAAAGAACTTGTGCCGACAAAAAATGGCGAACTGAAATTAACAGTAGTCAAGCCACTTGATGTCTGTGTGCCTGATTCTGTTCTTCTTTGTAAACTCGCTGTATAACCTAATTCTGATATTCTTATCGTCTGTGCAGGGTCGCTAGAGGTCAAAGTGGTTCTGAATTTAAATCCTCTACCTTTATATGTTCCATTTGCAAAAGTTTGAAAACCTGAATAAGTTGCAGAACCAGAACTGGGATCGTCTTGAGTTACATTTATTTCAGTAATAGCATTAACATCAACACTACCAGTACCGTCAAAATCTTGGAGGTCATCAATCAAACCTCTGTTGTCAATCAAATCATTTGGATAAATAGCTTCAGACTTCAAATGTTTTTTAAGGTCTAAAGCAAATACACCGCCTAAATCTAAAAAAGTACCGCCCGCACTACCGCCAAATTCGTAAGTCCCTGATGATGCAACACCACCAATAAAATCAATGCTAGTTTCTGAGTCAAAACTGCTAATAGTATCAAAAAGGCCGACCCCTGTAAGTGTCAAAGAATTAGAAACATTATCAAAAGCTGTAGTTGTTTTTGTTCCTTGAAATTTTGGATTGTCTTGATCTTCTCTTCTAGTTTGTGTAATTAAAGATGGTACTGGATCAGGTGGGTCAATAATTACAGATGTTTCTCCTGTACTAAAACGACCCCCATCATCTTGCGCCCTAAGAATTACCTCTCCGGCTAAAATTGGAATTTCTGCGGAACTTGTGTTACCAGAAACAGCGGTTATAAGGTCAGTTGCATTTGAAAAAGTGCCATTTCCTGTAGTGTCTGGCGTATGCCTGATGAATATACGACCCCCTGCGAGAACATCTGCTTCTGTAACAGGTGTCCATCTAAGCCTTGCAAGTTTATCTGTTAATGGTTCATAGGTAAGTCCAGTAATATTAGATGGAGGCGCTGTT